CGCTTCGTGATCCCCCCCACGCTCAAGGCTGGCGGTATGCCGGCATGGTGAGCCCCCACACGCGAGTAGAGGAGCATGAACGGCGTTACAACGCCCTGCGAGTTGAATGGTGGAGCGTGGCGAGGTGAGCAATCGCGAGGCGCTTGAGGAGTTCCTGGCGGCGAGGCCGTCCGTCCCGCCGTTGCTGGCTGAGCTCGCCCGGTCGCTGGCCCGGGAAGTCGACGACCCACCCGAGAACGGTCTGTCGCCGGGGATAGCGAAGGAATACAAGGCACTGTGCGAAAGGCTGATCGCCGATGACTCTGCTGGCCCCGGAACGCTCGGCGACCTGTTTGCCGAGGTGGGCGACTCCTCGTAACCCGGGTCGCGTCACCCACGGTGGGCGGGTGGCGAAGGCTGCGTCGGTACTCGGCTGGTCGTTCATGCCGTGGCAGCAGCAGGTGTCGGACGTGGCGAACGAGATTGACCCGGTTACGGGGCATCGGTTCTACCGGACGGTGGTGCTGTCGGTGATGCGGCAGCAGGGCAAGACGACGCTGACGCTGCCGACGTGGGTAGAGCGTTGTGCGTCGTGGCCTGGGGTGTCGGTGGCGTGGACGATGCAGACCGGCACGGACGCCCGGGAGAAGTGGCTCGAGGAGCACGTGCCGGCGTTGCAGGATTCCCCGCTTGCTTCGTCGATCACCGTCCGCAAGCAGAACGGCAGTGAGCACGTCAGGTTCAGCAACGGTTCGATTCAGCGTCTCATGGCGTCAGGCAAGTCGTCGGGTCACGGCAAGGTGATCGACCTGGGGATGATTGACGAGGCGATGGCCCAGCCGGACGACCGGTTGCATCAGGCGCTGCGCCCGGCGATGAAGACGCGCTACCGGGATCTGGAGATGCCGGACGGGTCGGTGCGCAAGTTGCCCGGCGCTCAGTTGTGGATCATCTCGACGGTGGGTCCGGCGGGTGAGTCCGAGTGGTTTCACTCGTGGATGGACGCGGGCCGAGCGGCGGTCGAGCAGGGGACGTGCGAGCAGGATCGGATTGCCTACTTTGAATGGTCGGCTCCAGAGGACGCAGACCCGTTCGATCCTGAGGTGTGGTGGGCGTCGATGCCGGCGCTGGGCCATACGATCGACGAGGAGACGGTGCGGCTCGAGTTGGCCGAGGCGATGAAGATGCCGGACGGGCTGGCGTCGTTCCAGCGGCAAGGCTTGAACATCCGCGGGAAAGCCCGTCGCGATCCTCCGATCCCGCTCGCTTTGTGGGACGACTGTTGCGCTCCGGGCGTGGAGCGGGGGACGGCCGGGCTGGTGTTCGCCGTGGACGTGTCGCCGGGGCAGCAGTCTGCGTCGGTGGCGGTCTGCTGGCGTCGGCCGGATGGCGTGCCGCAGATTCAGGTCGTCGCCCACGGGGATGGTGTGGGCTGGTTGCCGGGCCGGGTGTCGGAGCTCCGCGCCCGGTGGGGTGGCGTGTGGTTGTTGGATCCCCGCGGGGCGTCGGGGTCGCAGGTGGCGGACTGGCCGGGGCTGACCCGTTCGCCGGCTGAGGCGAAGCAGGCGTGCGCCGAGCTTGAGGCGTCGGTGCGTGAGGGCCTGCTTGGGCATTACGGGCAGCCCGAGTTGCGGGCGGCGTTGGAAGGGGCCGTCAAGAAGCCGTCGGAGGATGGTGGCTGGTCATGGGCGCGCCGGTCGACGGTGGTGGACATCAGCCCGTTGGTCGCAGCGACGCTTGCTTTGGGCGGCGTCCTGTCGGGGGTGCAGCAGGTGTCGGATCCGTTGGGTTCGTTCTGGTGATGGGGGTGCATGTCGTTACATGGGTGGCAGGGTTATGCTATGGAGGTGGTGGTGGGTTCACTGTGAGGACAGCCGCGTTTGTGGCGTTGAGTCTGGCGTGTGTTGTTGGCGCGCTGGTGTCGCAGTGGGGACGTGATGGTCTGACGGCCGGTCTGGCTGCGGTCGGTGTGTTGTGCGGCCTGTTGGCCGGTCTGGCTGCGAGGGGTGAGCGCTAGTGGGTTTGCGTGACATCGCCGCCGTGCTCGCCGGTCAACGTCAGGAGCAGCGGTCCGATTCGACTGCGTCGCTGCTCGCCGGTTTTCTCGGCGCTGGCGGTGCCGGGTCTGTGCCGCAGTCGATCGGCTATGAGAGCGCCCAGACACACGGAGCTGTGTACGGCTGCGTCGACCTGCTTGTCCGTCTGGTCGGCTGGCAGATGCCGGCGTACATCGGTGACACCCCCGCCCGCCCGACTGTGGTGGCAAACCCTCACCCCGACCCGCAGATGTCCGGTGAGCACTGGCGTTCGCAAGCTCTCGAGTCGGTGATGCTGCGGGGTTACGCGGCGGGTCTGGTGACGTCGTTCGAGCCGTCGGGTTGGCCTCGGAAGATCCTGCCGTTGCACCCGGATCTCGTGACCTGGTGGGATGACAACGGCCGCTGGCGTTGGTACGCCGACGGGAAGCCTGTCGAACTGTGGCAGGAAGGCGGGTCGTTGTGGGTGGCGCCGTCGTTGCGGGTGTCGCCGGGTCAGCCGGTGGGTCGGTCGGTGATCGGCCATGCCGCCGCCAAGATCCGACTCGGGATGTCGGCCACGAAGTTCGGGCGTGACTACTTCGACGCTCAAGGCCAGCCGGTGTCGCATCTCAAGGTGACCGACCAGCCGAACGTCGGTCAGGCGGTAGCGGCTGAGATCAAGAGCCGCTATCAGCAAGCGGTGCGTTCCCGTGAACCGCTGGTGACCGGCAACGCCTGGGAATTGAACATGATCAGCGTGAACGCCGAGGAGTCTCAGTTCCTCGAGACGATCAGCGCGAACGTCGCTGACGTGTGCATGTTCTTCGGTGTCCCCCCGGAGGCGATCGGCGGGTCGTCTGGCGATTCGATGACGTACGCCAACGTCGAAGGCCGGAACCTTGCCCTGTTGACGAACACGGTTGGGGCGTGGATGGCGTGGCTCGAGGCTGTGTATTCGATGCTGTTGCCTCGTCCGCAGCGGGTGTCGTTGGACCCTGAGGCGCTGTTGCGGACGTCGGTGCCGACCTTGTTCAACACGGCAAACGTCGGGTTTGCGTCAGGTCTGCTCGAGCGGGACGAGGGTCGGGCGATGATCGGTTACGGCCCGGCCCGCCCTGATGGTGATTTCAAGCAGCCGGCGACGCCCGGCGTGACGACTGGTGGGAGCAATGGCGAACCGACTCCGAATCCCTGACGAGGTCGTCAACCGCCTCAAAGAGGCCGGTGTCGATCTTGGCGTGCGGGCCATGCCTGATCGGCGTCGGTCGCAGGCCGGTCGATTCGCTGAGGTTGAGATTCGAGAGGGTCAGGCGATCGAGCTCCGTGACATCGAGTCACGCGATGGGGTCGAAGTGGGCCGGTTCGCTGGGTTCTCGACGTCCTACAACCAGCCGTATGACATCTACGGCGGACCCGACAGGGGCGGATTCACCGAGATCATGGGCGTCGGTGCGTGGGCCAGGACCATCAGCGAGCGTGTAGACGTGAACCTGTTGGAGAACCACGAGGGTCGTCCGTTCGCCAGGGTCGGCAACGGTACCCTTGAGTTGTCAGAGCCGGGCGACCTGGGCGTCATGAATCTTGCTGCGTTGGATCTTCGACGTTCCGACGCTCGTGACCTGTACTTGACGCTTGAGCGTGGCGACTACTGCAAGATGTCCTGCGCCTTCATGGTGCTGCGGGACAAGTGGAACGCCGGCTACACCCAGCGGACCATCCTCGAGGTGGTCGGGTTCGATTCGAGCGTGGTTACCTTCCCCGCGAACCCGAACACTTTGGCGACGGTTGGTGACGGGACGCCTGAGTCTCCGAACGCCCGGACCGGTGGGCTTGGTGTGGATCTGGCTCGGGCCGAGTGGTACCGCCTAGCTGGATAGCGGGCCTGGGGTACAAGCCGGGCTGGGCGTTCAAACGTGGCGGCCCTGGTGGCGGCTATCTGTGTGTGTTTGCCCGCACCCCCGACAGTCTTGACCCGGCGCGCGAGCGGGTGACGCAGCACATGTTCAAGATCCCGGTCGAGATAGACGAGCCGGGGTTCGGTCGGTGGGTGCTCGACTGTGTGCTGCTGGCCGAGCAGCACGAGGCGTGCGAATTCCTGACGTTCGGTGGGATGCGCCGGTTCTGGCCGCATCATCAGGACGAGGGCGACCCGTACGAGCTCGTCGACCGGATGTCATCACATCAGTAGCTGTTGGCGTTACACTGCCCCATAGCGAGCGCGCAGGCTTACGCGCAGCTGATGGCGCAGCGCCCCAGAGGCGCACCCCGATCAGCACCCGAGGCCACCCGTGAGCGGACCAACCCCCCGTTCCCTGTGACATTCAGGAGTGCAGTCGTGGAAATCCTCGACATGCTCGCCGAGCGCCTTTCCAGCATGCTCGCCGAGCGGAGCAAGATCGACGAGGGCAAGCTCGCCCTCGACACCAAGTTCGAAGAGCTGATGGCGGAAGCCCGCCGGGACAGCCGTTCGGAGCTGACCGCGGAAGAGACCGCGACCATCGAAGCCATGAAGGCAGAGCGTGCCGCCCTCGTGAAGCGGCGCGAAGTCCTCGACCAGGACATCGCCGAGGCCGAGCAGCGACACAGCGACATCGTCGCCGCCCGCAAGGATTCGGACGACGCCGCCGAGAAGATCAAGCGGTTCAACATCCAGCGGCCGAGCTCGGTGAACAACGGGGTCCGTGGCTCCGACCACACCCTCGACGAGCTGCTGTGGGCCACCGCCTCCGAGGTGCGGGCCGGGTCGCTCGACAACATCGGCAACGTGATCCCCCACATGAACGCCCGTGCGTCGGTCGAGCGGGTCGAAGTCCGCAACGCCGACAAGCAGCCGGTCCTCGCCCCTCGCATCAACGAGTTCACCGAGGCCCGTGCGGTCGCGATCCGCAACTTCCAGCAGACCATCGCCGACATGCAGGTCTTTGGCATGCTGATCGA